ATCCTGCAGCACCTGCACTCTGTTGTGCTGCTGCAAGAGCGGCTGCGTCCTGAGCCTGTTGATATTGGTTCTGGAGGCCAAGCTGTTGCTGGGCCTGCTGCGCGCCTTGTTGCGATTGCGTATTAGCGGCCTGAACAGAAGCATTGTATACGGCATCCTGTTGAGCTTTTAGGGCAGCAGCCTGAGCGGCTGCTTCCTGAGCTTGTTGCTGTGACAGGAAAGCCATCATCTCTTTGTTTTGTTGTTCTTGTGCAAACATTGCTGCACCGTTATCTCCTCCGCCTCCAGATGATCCACCCATAGTAGTATTAGTTATTGGTTATTGTTGTTGGTTAGAAATTAATACCAGCCAGTTCCTTGGTTTCCATACTGACCAGTTCCTTCAGTCCACTGTTGTGGATTTGCAATTCCTGCTTTCTTTGCTGCATCAGCAGACTCATAAAATCCTTGGCTGCTCATTTGGTCAGCACCAAATTGACCATTATATGCATTAGCTGATCCAATTGCTGAACCAGCGGCCCCAAGACCTGTTTTGGCAAGAGATCCAATGCCCTTAATCATGCCTTCTGCTGCAAGCTCAGGATGTGCGCTCTGTACATTCCACGGCTGATTAACCGTAGCGTCATTAATATGACTTCCAACCCCTTCATTGGGATTGAAATGAATAGCAGTTATTGCATCGTTGGGATTAGATCCGCCCATAGCCTCGGAAGCTAAGGTTTTTCAGAGTTAATGGCAACATCTTTGTTAATATCCCATGTACCATTAGCATAAAATTTTATTTGGTCGCTCCTAAAGTGACGTATGTGTCCTCCATTTCTTATAATTACAGCAAATAGATCATTCTGCCATCCACTCTCTGCCTGAACGTAAAATAAATAGCCATCGCCCATTGGAGTAACAACATCTATTGGTGTTTTGAATTCGTGTATCATTATTTTTTCCAGATTGGCTTAAATCCTAGCTCAGGGAAAACCATATCTTCATAAGGAGCCATATGAGACATATTTGTAATAGTTGCCTTTAATTTAGGACAATATGCAGGCTGTCCGACCTTGTGCCTATCAATGCAGTTTAGGCAGGTAGGAATGTAATCAGCATTCTTACTTTTGTCTTTTTTATGACCCCATACACCATCAATTTTCTCATATCTGTCTTGGTCTGGCATCAGGTTGTTATTTTCTAGCCATGCAAACACCTGATCATCAGTCCAATCTCTCATAAGATATAGACTCATTGGAGATCCTTCTGCGTAACGAATATCCTGAACCATTGGCACTGATCCCTTAATAGGGTCTGTATCACACTGCTTAGTGCCTATGAATACACCCTGCCAAGGCCAATTAAAGTTTCCAGTAGGTCTTCCTAAGAAGTCTATACCGCAAAGATACTTTTCATTGTCTTTTGGACGCTCAGTTCCAAGGGAAAGCACAATAGATTTGGCTCCCCACTGATGATATTTCAATAAATCAAACCGCATCTCACCTGTATCAACATCAGGGCCATCAGCTATTGCTACTCGTATTGGAGGATACTCATGCATCTCCAGATCCCATAACTTTATTAATCTGTCGCTATATGCATATCTTTCTCGGAACGCAGGCTCCCTGAATTGAACTACAGGAAGGTGAATGTCGCACTCAAACTTTAGAAAATGCAAAAGCGCAGTAGAATCTTTTCCTCCGCTCCAAAGAACGGCTGACTTAGGCCACCTATTTATCCACTGTTTTGCTTTTTCTTTAGTTTTGTCGATTAATGTCTGTGTATATGGTTTATCCATTAAATAATAATAGCCGCAGCAGCAGTTCCTGCGACTTCTCCACCAGTCTGATACATTTGACCAGTTGCAGCATTTTTAGCCTGAGCATCATTAACAGCACCTTGATACATAGCCTGTTCGTAGTTCTGCCAGTTCTGATTCTGGGCATTAATTGCCTGAGACTGTGACCCCATCATCTGATTAATCCAATCTTGCGTGGATTGTGCGTTATTTGCTCCACCCTGAACAGCTGAGTTAATCAAACGGTTGCTACGCTGTGCTTGTTGTGCATTTGCGGCCTGAAGTTGCTGCGCTCCGGCGGTAGGATTGATTCCAGTAACTGGAGCCTGTCCAATTAGTCCCTGTGCTTGCTGGAGTGCCTGCGCACGAAGATTTTCCGCCTCAAGTGAAGCATTATCGAAAAGACCAGACTTTCCTACAACGCTGTCTTGTAGGCCGGATTTGATGTAATTCTCTAATCCTTTGGTCTTAGTCCAGCTTTCTAGCTGATTTTGCCAATAGCTGGGTGCTGAATCTTCGTTAGCCATAATTACATGATGCCAGTTTTCTTGCCGTATGCATTCATGGTGTTCTGCCAGTAATTAGGGTCTACACCTTGAGCTGCTGCGTTACTTAGTGCATCACGCGCGGCAGCGGCGGCAGGATTTTGTTCCTGTTCCAGTTTCTTGCTATTATATGCATTAATTGCGGCTACCTTATTGGCCTGAGCAAGTTGACCTACTGGGCTGTATACATCAGGGGTGTATGCCTGCTGAGGAAGTGCAGAAGTAAGCTCCAACATCTTGTCTTGGTTAAGCAAAGCGTTTTGACCAAGCTGGGACTGCATCCCAAGCTGTGCCATAGCCAATTCATTGTTTGGCTGAGGAATATAACCAGAAGGTGAAGGAGATGAACCGCCCATAATTAAGCAGGAGAGTAGACTTCTCTTTTTAATCTGACAAGTCCTAGTTTATTCATAGTTTCCTCTGGAAAATTCATTCTGTGAGTGTCGGTATCTAATGGTACTCCAATATAACTAACCTTTCCTGATAGTTGCGTATGGGTTTTCCAGTCATTCATTACCTGCATTACGTCCCTTGGCCTAGTTAATGCCGGATGAAATGCCGGATAGATCGTAGGTATGAAAACATGGTCTGAATAACCAAAACACACATCATCTCGGTAGTGTGCGTATACGTTAATATTGGGATGTGGTCTTATTTCATGGTCAAAAGACTTGGCAAATGTTTGCAGCTGTTGAAATTCTTGGGTGTTGGGTGAAACAAGTTTGTAATTTATTGATGAACGCATAATTAGACTCCTACAGCAATCTGTACGGAATTAGCAAGTGTTGGTTGTAGGTTTTGTGCCTCCTGAGATACAACATTTGCCCTGATAACTGAGTTTCCACAAAGAACACATGGCAGGCAGTTACCTTGAGTCTTGTTGTCAATCGGTATGCTTGAATACAAAGGTATTACGCCATCATTTCCATAAGGACTGATAAACAGGTTAGGAAAGTTGGTAATCTTTTGGCTAGCTGTGATAATAGATGGCATATTAACAAGGATTGGCGAGCCTGTATTGGTTTGCAGAGTTTGTTGCCTCAGAAATTGCTAGATTTGTAGCCTGTTGCACTGCGTCTGCAAGAGACGTATAGCTGACATATGATGCGGTTGCAGTAGCAGATATTGCTGGCGTAGTAGAAGGAGGGGAGCAACGCAAAGTTACAGTCCTAGTTTGTGTGCTAGACCATGTATTAAGAGCGTTTCCGGCAGTCTCTTGTGGAGGTTGATTTAGGTTTAGTAGTTCGCTATTACCATCCTCACCTACAACACAATATTGAGACTCATTCATACTGGGCTTTCCTACAGACTCAGTAGACCAAGGATCTTGGAACATACGGATGGCATCGATTCCCAAAGATCCACACCATTCGATCAGGAAACTGAAAGCCTTGTCTACGTCACTTGTATAATATGACTCACAGGATGAAACAATCGTGCGAGTTACGTTTTCCGTTACAATCCGGCGCGCCTGAGTCTGTAATATTCCAAGATTTTCGATCTGATTGGCATACTGGCTTGTATTGTATTGATATGGCTCTGTTGCAGCTAGAATACGGGTATTAAGAATGTCCAGATATGTTCCTTTTGTTCCTCGATACGCGACTTTAAGGTCAACGGTTCCGGCTATCTGTGAACAATCAAGTTCTCCATATGCCAATTGCTTCATGTCCATCGAGTCACCAAGCAAAGCAGTCTCCATCTGGCAGTAAATCCTATTTACGCGATCATCTGTGGTTCCATCTTCATTGATCTCAAGATATGTGTCATATCTTTCAGGCATGAATGCTTCCCATAGGTGATTAAATGAACCATCCGATGTGCTGGCGTAATCTACAGAGAATGCAAAGCATCTAGGTTGGCTGTTGATATAGTTTGAAGACCATACAACGGGTCTTATACCAGTCCATACGCCATTCCATGCAGGAGACTTGCTCTGGTTCCACTCAGATGCAGCAGCGTAATCCAAAACCATCGTCGCGCTGTTCGTAGGCTCAAGATATGGTATCGAGTACAAAAGGTAATTCTCAAATGATACCGCGCAGATGCCAGATGTATTAGAAGACATCAGACGCTTTGCCTTAGCCATTTCGATGTCTTTGTATAGCACCTGACTGGACAAATATGAGGATGCTGCAACGTCAACACTGACAAGTCCACCCTGTGAGTACCACCACATCATGCCGGCTTGGAACGCAATACTGTTTCCGGCTACACAGCCGATGTTTGGGTATAGCGTGTTTTGGAAATTGGCAGTCTGCGCCCATTGCGATCTGTCCAGAACACCGCTAGCTAGGCTGTATGTTGACTTGTCAGTGAAAACATAAAGTCTAGTGTCATTGTTCTGACCGACATAATCGCTCATTCCTGTAACTGGTCTTGCTACACTAAAATCTCCACGACCAGCTCCCTGAGTGCGCTCAGTCCAGCTAATTGGGTCTGCTAAGTCAGAGGCTGCGATAATATTGCTAGTCGCGACCCAGAGTCTATTTCCTGAGTATGCCATCCAGAATCCAATTGGCATATCAGATGCAATCTGCCCTGTCTGATTTGATCCATCCCAGTAGCCTGCCTGATTAATTCCATCCTGAACTACCACAATCCTGTGCGAAGGAATAACAGTTGTATTGCTGTTTTTATCAACGCTAGCCGACTGCGTTGCGATAACAAAATTTACAGTGTTTACGTCTGGATCTAGCTTAATGTTATCCAATAAGTACTTATCCCATGAAGAAGGTTGAGTTAATGGGAATGGAGCATAGTAAACTTTACCATCTACGCAGAACAACGCATAAGGTATCTCTGATACAGTTACAGGATTGCCATTTGGGTCATAAACAGCTGCCTGCTGGTTAATAGTAACACCAGAAAGGTTGGTTGAAGAGCTTGCATTCTGGTATTGCTTATTTGCATTGAAGATAATGCCTCCCTGAAAGTTTCCCTTTGGCAAGGACAGTCGCATTTTGAATCCATTGCGCGTCTGAACAACTCCACCGCGACAATTTACGTTAACTCCCCATTTGAATTGATCTTCAGGAAGCGTCCAAGGATTCCTTACGGAATTTACCCCGTGAATCCAAGCGGCTGTGGCTTTTGTTTGCCTGCCGGATGTAATCGCTGGGCTTTTCATTAATATCCGCCGTAGTAATAGCCCCAGTTAGAGTCAATTACTGGGTCTGTCTTGTCTCCATAGACCATATTGTCAACTTGGATAGGCTCAAATGCGTGACCCGTCATGCTTTCATGCTGACTGCGAAGATATGCAAGAGCTTTAGCCCAATACTTTTCAGACTGCTCTGAGAAATCTTTATCTTCAAGGTCAACGGCATGGATTCCAGCCATGATAGCACGGGTATTCTCGATGGGAATATAGTCGTACACGCTAGTAATATTTGGATGAGCCATCCTATAGATGATCCTAGCCCATGCACATGGCTTTCCGATACGAATCCTACGGTACTTTGGATTGGTTTCAGATGGATGATACTGACCAATTAAGGCCATGTCGTTGCTGCGACCGTAATCGTATGCATATAGGCTCACATAACCAACAGTTATAGGTTTTTCAACGTGCAGCACGCTCTTAACAAGCGTAGGAGGAAGGATTGAGTCTACGAAGAAGGTGCTTGTTGCAGTATTACCAGTAGATGACATGGTAACAAGTCCAGTAGTTCCTCCGGCTAGCGCATTATTGTAAGAATTGTACAGATTGTACAAAGTCTTGTTCTGTGGCTGCTGGAATCCGTTAAGGAAGCCAACATAATAGTAGAATGAGAAGCTGTAGACTGAGTTAACCGCTGTGAGATTTGCAGGGCTGCTCATGGTTACGGTATGAGCGTCAACAATCGTCGATATGGTCGTGTTGAGTGGGATTCCTTGACCAGATATAGTCATTCCAACGCTCAGGCCGGAAGTTGTATTCAAACTAAATGAGTTTGAATACTGGGTAGATGTACCGATGACATTAACTGTAGAATCTGACGATGAACGTAATCCGCTTGGTAGTACATCATTTGTGCTTGGTCTAAGCGTGACCTGTTGACCTGACTCAAACGTAGAATTTGTTGAAATAATTCCATTAGAAGGTGCTGCCGTAAATTGGCGTTGCACGTTCATAAACATCTGACCATTTGCAAGAGTAGGAATACCTCCTGATGCAAAGATAACAGGATTATTGCTTGAATCTGTAAGCGTGATGTTGTTTCCAACAATTGAGACCGTGTATTGCGCTGCTCCAGTAAGCGGATTTGCGCTAGTCAGTGGTGCAGGCAATCCATCCGTTCCATTTGCTGCGCTGGTAGAGAATTGAACACTTACTCCGTTACTCAGGTATTGAATAGAGCTTGGAGAAAGAAGACTAGGGCCTCCAACACCATACTGCTGCGCCTTTGCGTATGCTTGTGTCCTTATTGCGTAGTATGATTGACCAGATCCAAGTGATACGACCTGAATAGCAGAGTCTTGAACATACCCAGACGCTCCGAATCCACTAGTGTCACCTGCTGCATTCGTGAACACCAAGGTAGGCATGGTAATATATCCAGATCCGCCGTTTGTGATATTCACAGACGTAACAACTCCAGAAATACCGAATGAAATAACTGCCTGCGTTCCGGCTACTGCAAGCACTGCTGTCTGACCAGATGGATTTGGAGTAGCTGAGGTAGGTGCTGTCACGCCAAAGTTTCCTGCCGTAGTGCAGGTGAAAAGGATTCCTCCAGATACAATCTGCTGGTTCAATCCGACAGCTGCATTAGCCACCCATCCTGTTCCAATACTTGCACTTGGGTTTGATGTATAATTGTTTCCTCCAGATTGGATCTGTACTGATGTCACAACACCTCCAGTAATTGAACATACAGCTGTAGCTCCACTTCCACCTCCTCCAGAAAGTACAATAGTAGGAGGAGTAATATATCCGCTTCCTCCATTAGTAATTTGGAAAGATGTTACTTGGTTTGAGATTACAGCAGTTGCAGTTGCGGTCTGATTAGATCCACTAAAAGAAACCGTAGGAGCTGCTGTGTATCCTGTTCCACCGCTGGTAATCTGAACATTAGATGTTCCAGGGGTTAATGGAAATGTTGTTCCGGCAGGCCAGCTTGGAGCTGTCTTATACAGCTTTGCCAAGTTGTTTGAAGATGATGTCTTCTCAATATATGCTGATGTGACAGCCGGATTGGTCGATGGGAAGAGATAATCAGATGAAAGCTGAACAATACTTCCGTTTGAAACGCCGCTGAAGTCACCAGTCCATGTATTATCAAAGCCTACTGAGAAAGTACGGCTGACCTGTAGATAAAAAGATCCAGATCCGTTATCTGTGATTGTGATCGGGTTGAATAAACCGTCCTTGATCGTAAATGTTCCACTATTGTTCAGCGGAGGCTCTGCTC